CTAACGATGTCATGGGAGCTTTACAAGGTTTTGTTAGAGGAGATAAAAAAATGACCGGTGCAGAAGCAGCAGCTAGTTGGTTTTATAGAAATTTATTATTGTTTCCAAAAGGAATCTCACAAATGGCTAAGACTATTTTTTCAATACCTACACACATAAGAAACTTCTTTAGTGCAGGTGCATTTAGTGCAGCCAATGGTTTATTGTTTGAAGGATTGACTAATCCAGGTTTATTAAAAAGAGCTTTTCAACAAGGTATTGATGTATCAGGTTTATTAAAAGCTGGAGCTGGCTCTAAAGTAGCTCAAAGAGAATACCAAGATTTACTAGAACTAGGAGTTACTAATTCACAAGTTCAAATGGGAGATTTAATTTCTTTGTTAAAAGATACTAATGCCGGTGGGAGTATGATGGGAATAGATAATATTCTTGGTCGTATGTTTAAAAAATTTAAAAAAGGTGGAGAGTTCTTACAAGGTAAATACATGGCAGAGGACGACACATTTAAAATTACAAACTTTGTAGTAGAACTAGATAGAATTATAAAATCTGCTGCCAAAAGAGCAGGACAATCCGTAGATGACTTTAAAAAAGGTCTTAAACAAAATGTTGGAGCCGATGGTGTTCCAATAAGAAATGAAAAACTATGGGCATTAAAAAAAGAAGCAGCTGAGATTGTAAAAAATACTGTACCTAACTATGCCTATGTCGGAGAGTTTGTTAAAACATCAAGACTCTTACCAGTTGGTAATTTTATGTCGTTTCCTTCAGAAATTATTAGAACGTCTACTAACATTGCGCAGCAAGGTATAAAAGAAATGAGTCATATACCCGAAGAAGGAGTGAGAGTTATTGGAAGTAATTTAGGTCTAACAGTTAGAGAAGTTTTACAAGATGGAACTGAAAGAGTGGTTAAAAATAATGCTTTAACTGATGGTAGATGGGGAACAGGATTTAAAAGATTAATGGGAATGAGTACAACTCTAGCCGGTGTACCTATTGCAGTTACAGAAGGAGCTAAAGCTTTGTATGATGTAACTGAGGATGAAATAGATGCTATGAGAAGATTTGTTCCTGACTGGTCTAAAAACTCAACACTCGTTCCTATAAAAGATGATGATGGAGATTTAAGATATGTAGATTTTAGTCATAGTAATGCTTATGATTTAATGGCTAGACCATTTAGAACTTTAATGAATAATATACAAGAAGGTCAACAAGATGGTGATACTCTATTAAAGGGTTTTGTTAATGGAACCATGGAAGCTAGTGGTGAACTTATGAATCCATTTATTTCTGAATCTATCTGGACAGAAGCTATGGCTGACTTAACAGTTAGAGGTGGAAGAACCGAGGAAGGTAGACAACTGTACACGGACCAAACTTCTGCAGGAGATAAGATGGCTATTCAAATGATGCATTTAGGAAATGCATTAGCTCCTTCTTATAAACAGTTTTTAAGAATAGGTTCTGCTGCATTTGGAACTCCAGATAAAACAGGGGAAGTATTAGATATAGGTCCTGAGCTAGCTGGTTTCATGGGACTAAGAGCTATTAAAATAGATCCAATAAAAGCAATGGGTTTTAAGATTGCTCAATACCAAACAGGAATTAGAAATGCTAGAAGAGAATTTACAGGTGGTGTATTTGGATTATTAAAAGGTGGACCAGTAAGTGAAGCAGATGTAATTGAAAGATACATTGCATCTAACAGAGCAAGATTTGAAGTACAAAAAGATATGTATAAAAATATTCAAGCAGCAGAAACATTAGGTGAAACTCCTTTTGATATAAGAAAAACATTTGAAGAAAGACAAATTAGTTCTAAGAATTATAATTATTTAAATCAAGGAAGATTTGAACCTTACTTTCCTTCAAAAGATATTTTAAGAAAATTTAGAGAGATAGCTGCAGGTATAGATGAAGCAGATCCATTTGCAGCAGCAGCTGGAGAAGTAGGGGATTTACAACAAGGGTTTAGACAATTAAATTTAGGGGAAAGATTTCAAGGTTTTTCAACTGGAGGAAAAGTTGATAGTCAACCGTTAATGAAAGGTATTGACGAAGCAATTCCAGCATTAGTAGACTTAAGAAATCAAATGGCACAATTAGATTTAGATGATGAGTTTGGTGTAGATGTTTCAGATTACATTGTCGAAGAACAAGAGGTTATAACACCTCCATTACCTCCACAACCACAACCAGTCATTGATAAACGGCCTTTAACGGCACAAAAAGATCCAATTACTAACTTGACACGTACAGAAGAAGCATTACTATCGCCAATGGAAAAGGTTATAGCAGGGAGAAAAATCTAATGGCTAAAGATGACGCATTACAAAGAATAAATTCCCATGAGAAGTTATGCAGAATTATGCAGAAACAAACTCATGATAAGATTCATTCTATGGAGAATCAAATGCACAGAATAGAGAGTATTTTATTGGTATCTGTTGGTGCCTTGATCTCTGGGATGGCCTATGTTATATTTACATTAATCACAAAATAAAAATCATGCAACTATCGAAACATTTTACTTTAAAAGAGATGACTAAGTCAATGACTGCAACACGTAAAGGAATTGACAATACACCAGGAGCAGGTGAAATTAAAAGTTTAGGAGATTTATGTTATGAAGTTTTGGAACCGCTTCGTGCGCACTTTGATAAACCCGTTACTATTACCTCTGGCTACAGGTCCGAAGCGTTATGTGAAGCGATCGGCAGCAAAAAGACATCGCAGCATGCGAAGGGCCAAGCGTGTGACCTAGAAATTTTTGGTGTGCCAAATATTAAGACAGCTTACTGGCTACAAGCCAACGTAGATTTTGATCAATTGATATTAGAATTTTATGATAAAGATGATCCAGCAGGTGGCTGGGTTCACATTAGCTATCACGAATCAGATTCAAACAGAAAACAAGTATTAACTTTTGACGGCAAACGATACACTGAAGGACTTCCAGATATGAAATGGGCCAACGGTAAAGTCGTAAATTAAAAATCCCAGCGCGGCACGCGTGTATATCCTATTAAATCCATGACCTTAATTCTTCTTCTAAAACTTCGCAAAAGATATTTTTGTTTAAGGGATATATAAATTTTTTAACTCACTATTTTTTAAAGTCCAAATAGCATCTTCTAGAGATTCTACTAAAGGGTAGCCAGCTAAATTAAATGATGTATTTAATAATAAAGGAACTTTAGTTTTATCATAAAATAATTTTATTAAATCATAATAATCAGGATTTTGTTCTCTTCTTAATGTTTGGAATCTACATGTATTATCTGCATGCACACATGCAGGCACTTCATCTATGGCTTTTTGTTTTGCATCAATAGCAAAGCTCATGTTCGGTGATTCATCTAAACCCTGCATATCTAAATAGTCATGTCTATGTTCATATAGTATAGTTGCAGCAGTTGGTCTCCACCATTGTCTTTTTTTAATTTTGTTTACTATTTCTTTTGCCTTTGGATTTCTTGGGTCAAAAAGCATGGACCTATTACCAAGAGCTCTTGCACCCCATTCTGAATGTCCTGTAAATATTATAACTATTTCTTGATCTAAAATTTTTTTTACAGCTTTTAATTTATTTCTTATAACGTTCATAAAAAGCTACTCCTACTGCTGTTCCACCATCGTATGGTATTGGGTCTACAAAAAAATTTAATTCAGGGAAATGTTTTACTAATTTAAAGTTGTTTGCACAATTTAAATGATAACCACCCGACAATATAATATTTTTACAATCACTGTATTGTTTTGCTTTTTTTATTAAATTAATTTTTTCTTCTAAAGTTTCTTTTTGTGCTTTGTTTGCTATGTTTAAAAGAAATTCAGGTATATTAGTATTTTTATTTTTATAAGCTGCAAGACCCATTAACTGACCTTCTTGATTGGATTTAAACCCTGCTTCACGTCTATACTTAGTATATTTAAACCCTGCAAGAGCTTCACTAGTTAATAATATATCTGTTTCGTTAATTTTAAATTTATAATCATCTTTTTTATCTTCTTTACCTCCTCTATGATTAGAGGCTGCTTTATAAAAAACTTTAATTTTATCATTAACAAGATGAATAGACTCCATGGTTTGATAAGGCCATTTTGTTTTATGAGGTGATGGGATAATCTCTCCACCTCCATCACTAACTAAAACTAAAGCTTCTTTAAATGTACTAAAATAAAAACCACATAAAGCATGATGTTCATGATGCATTTTATTAAATACCCATTTTTTATATGTTATTTGTTTCAATATATTATCAATAATTTCTTGCTCGAATTTATCATCATCTCTGTCGTAAGTAGATATAAAAACAGAATCAAAATTTATATCTTTAAATTTTTTTAAAATTAAATAACTATATTCAAATTCATCAGGACTTTCAGGATTAAAAAAAAGAGGGACAGGATTAAAATGTTTAAGTTTATTAAACCTGTCTTCTTCATAATATTCTTTTAAAATATCATTTTCAAAATAAGCAAAAGAACAATTATGTGAAATATTAACTCCTAATGTTTTTTTAATTATATCCATGACCTTAATTCTTCATTCATTTTTATTATACCAGGCTAGTATTACGTATCTGGGCCCTTTAGTTACCATTGAAACTTTATGTTTTTTATCGGCACCAAATAATATTATTTTCCCTGTCTTTGGTTCTACTGTGTAATCTTCTACTGTAGTTTTACCACCTTCATAGCCTTCATTAAGATAAGTAATAGTAGTTTTATCATAATAAATTGTGTCATCATGCCAGTCATGATATTCACCCCTTGGCCATCTTAGTATTTCTAAATTTGTTAGTTTATGATTTGGATATAGTTTCATATATTTTAAATACAATCTATTGATAGTAAGATTAGGATTTAATAAATCTTTTACTGGTATCTGTATAAAGTGCCTTTTGTTAAAAGATTTCCAGTGTTTTTTATTAGCTTTAAAAAACTTAATACAATAATCACAAGTTTTTTCTGGTAAAAAATTATCTATTTCAACTAAATCCAAGATCTTAATTCCTCTCCTAAAACTTCTGAGGCTATGTTTATTTTTTTACGTAGAGCTTTTACGATTTTCTCATCCACTGTTTCGTCAGCCATTATATCGACATAAGTTACTGATTTTTTCTGGCCGATTCTGTGCGCTCTATCTTCTGATTGTAATCGCTTTTCTAAATCATAACCATTAGAATAGTAAATTACGGTGTTTGCAGCCGTTAAAGTTATCCCATAGCCGCCCGTAGCCGGCGTTCCAACGATAAACCGGCACTTAGGGTCATCCTGAAAACGC